ATGAAGCCTTCATCAGGTAACCAACAGGGTCACAATGACGTTGAAAGCGATGAAAAGGACGAGGGAACGGAAATAGAAGTCGATGAGGAGGCGTTACCTTCACGTGCGGCGGCGATACATGAAGAGATCCGTCAGGATGGGGAAAAAGAGCTGGAGCGCGACGGCATGGCCCTGCTCTGGTCAGCCATTGCGGCTGGATTATCGATGGGCGCCTCGCTGATGGCGAAAGGGATTTTCCAGGTTCATCTCGACGGAGTACCCGGCGCATTTTTACTGGAAAATCTCGGTTACACGTTTGGTTTTGTGATTGTCATTATGGCGCGCCAGCAGCTGTTTACCGAGAACACCGTGACGGCGGTATTACCGGTGATGCATAAACCGACCTGGGGAAATGTCGGTCTGCTGCTGCGTTTGTGGGGCTTTGTGCTGCTGGGCAACCTGATTGGCACCGCGCTGGGCGCGCTGGCGTTTAATGAGATGCCGATTTTTGATGATGCGACCCGTCAGGCGTTTACCAACATCAGCATGAAGGTGATGGAAAACACCCCTGGCGAGATGTTTGCCAATGCGGTGATCTCCGGCTGGATTATCGCCACTATGGTGTGGATGTTCCCTTCAGCCGGCGGTGCCAAACTGGTGGTGATTGTGATGATGACCTGGCTGGTAGCGCTGGGCGATCTGGCGCATATCGTGGTTGGTTCGGTGGAAGTGCTCTATCTTGTGTTTAATGGCAGTATTCCCTGGCACGAATTTTTCTGGCCATTCGCCCTGCCTACGCTGTTAGGTAACATTACCGGCGGCACCCTGATTTTTGCCCTGATCAGCCATGCGCAGATCCGCAATGACATGAGCGAAGCGGCGGTCGCCAAAGCCAAGGCCGATCAAAAAAAGCAGGAGAAGCGCCGTCAGCGTGAAGAGCAAAACGGTTAAGTTGCTGTCGGAATGAGCAAACGCACGGCGTCGTAGTGAATTTCTGCGCCTATCTGCGCTATACTGCGCGCCGTCGTCCTCTTAGTTAAATGGATATAACGAGCCCCTCCTAAGGGCTAGTTGCAGGTTCGATTCCTGCAGGGGACACCACATTTCACAGAACCCGCCTCCACCGACACGAACAAAACCCCTTCAGAATCGCACTCCACAGCAAATCATACACAACCGACGCGAACCGACATGAATTGACTACGCCGACTTTTTGCGGGCATATTGTGGGCACACTAAAAACTATGCCCGGAATTATGCCCACATGCTGACGGTCAAGCAGATTGATGCTGCACGCCCTAAAGAAAAGTCATATCGCCTGGCCGATTCTGCGGGCCTGTTCCTGTTCATTCCACCGACCGGCAAAAAGGTCTGGCGGTTGCGGTACCGTTTTGACGGGAAGGAAAAGACGCTCGTCATCGGCCCATACCCCGAGATACCTCTCACTGAAGCGCGTGCCCGCCAGTCTGAAGCAAAGATGAAACTGTTGGCCGGTGTTGATCCGGGCGAGCAGAAGCAGTCTCTGAAGAAGAAGGAAAAGGCTGAGGATGCTGATACCTTTGGCGACATCTTCAAAGAGTGGTATGCCCACAAGTCTAAGGTCTGGTCGCCTGGCTACGCTGACGAGCTGCAAAGAATGTTCACTGACGATATCTTGCCGATCATTGGTCATATGAAAATGGAAGAAGTTGAGCCGATGGTTCTGCTGAAGGTTATCCGTCTGTTCGAAGAACGTGGTGCGATGGAGAGAGCGGACAAGGCAAGGAGGAGGTGTGGCGAGGTTTTCCGGTATGCGATCGTAACCGGGCGGGCAAAGTATAATCCGGCTCCAGACCTTGTGGATGCCCTGCGAGGGTATAGAAAGGAGAACTATCCTTTCCTGCCTATTAACCGCATCCGCGAGTTCCACAAAGCGCTTGAGGGATACGGTGGCAGCGTGATTGCAAAGATTGCGGCACAGGTTCTTCATTACACTGCCCTGCGCACCAAAGAATTACGCTCTATGGCATGGGCGAACGTCGACTTTGAAACCAGGCTCATCACGATTGATGCAGAAATAATGAAAGGCCGGCGCATTCACATCGTGCCAATGTCCAGCCAGGTGGTGGAGCTGCTCTCCTTCCTGAAGAAAGTCACCGGCCAGTATGCATTGTGCTTCCCCGGTCGCACGGACCAGAAGAAGCCAATCAGTGAGAACACTGTGCTGGGAGTAATAAGGCGAATCGGATATGAGGGGCAGACCAGCGGCCACGGATTCCGACATCAGTTCAGTACGGTAATGAACGAACTGCACTGGAATAGTGACGCAATTGAGGCGCAGCTGGCGCACGTGAACTCACAGGGGACGCGCGGAATCTATAACCATGCCCAGTACCTCAACAACCGAATAGAGATGATGCAGCACTGGGCGGATTGGCTTGATGGGAAAGAGGCTTAACTCCTAAATGGTCGGCCGGTATGGCTCATAAACAGCCAGCACCTCGGCCGTCACCTTCCCTAATACAATGACACCATCCAATCCCTCCCCGTCGATCGTCTCGCCGTCCTGAGTGATGATACCCGAGGGGAACAGTTTCCCAATCTGCGGGTAATCCTCAAGCTGATATGCCACGGTGTCGCCAGGCTTCATCCGGGCAGAGCGGTCTACCAGCACAAATCCTTCCGGCGTCTCAATGCGCATCATGTTGGCCGGATTCGGCATCAGGATGTGGTTCAGGTTAATTCGCTGCTCTATGTGGTCCTGCGCAGGAGATGGAAAGCCCATGTCAGATACCCCCGTTAGGGTTGAACTGCTGGTACGTCTTCGACTCACCTTCCTGCGTGGATACGTCATGGAACGTCGTTGTATTCGTTTTTATCCACTGATTGGCCTCACGGAGGCTGAAGTGCCAGTTCACCTGCTCCAGCTGATGAACGAAGTCCTGTGTGGTCACAACATAGCGCCCGCTTGGCTCGCGCTTTATGGCATTGACAAATGCACCTTTGATTTCGTAGTCGCGTGGCATGATTAAAATCCTCCGTTGATAAATACTGTATGGATAAACAGTAATATCGATCGGTGGTTTTGATCAAGCCGGACCAGTTGTGTGATTTGTAAAGGAGGGGTAGTTGCTGAGAATTCGAGATAAGGCAGTTTTTTCTTCAGATGCTGTAAAGTCCAGCCTCACAGCATCCTAACTTACAAACAATTACTTTCTACGGCTTTTGATGCCGCCTTTTCGACCTGCGATAACCGCACGCTCAGGGTCATTCTTGAAGTTTCCTCCACTAATGGCTCCACCTTTTCGGCCAGCTTCAACCGCTCTCTCTGGATTGGCCGCGAAATTACCTGCTCCACCTCTGTGACTAGTCATAATAATCTCTAATAAGTTAAGGGCCTTTCAAGCATAGGATGCTTTTAGAAATCTTGCATGCAGCATAAGATGTTTCTCATCGGGTTACTTATGGTACTAAATTAACCAACGAGCAGGCTTTCCTAACTTATCCGAACGATAGGTCAGCGTAATTCTTCTAACTGGATTTTTTTACCGCTTACGCTTGTTGTTGAATTCGTTATGAATAAAATTTCAGTTGTGGGTGGGAAATGGATGTATCTACCCACACAGACACAAGAAGTGAAATCCACCCTACCCCCTTCTTGTGAGCACATTAGAGAGGCCAAGAACAACAGAACGCCCACGAGTGTTCGTAGCTGCACCTCAACTTGTACCCGTCTCTTTCATTGGAGTGACGGGTATTTTTTTGCATGTCGCAGCTAAAGAATTCACCAGCCAGGCCGTAAAAATCTATGCCACTGCAAATGCAGTGGTACCCATAACAACAAATCGAGAAGATGCTGATTGGCCCGCTTCGTGCGGGCTTTTTTAATGGTCAGCATTAGGTGAGTCTGTCGCTGGTTGCTCTGGTGGCGTTTCAGACTGATTGACTAAAGCCCACTCCATTCGCATATCAGTTTCGTTCGCGTCATCTGTTGATGCGTTGATAGAATCAACCAGCTTTATAAGCTTGGATTTAGCTGAATCGGGGTCAGTCAGACACTCGAGCATCAACTTAACTACATCTTTTAATGCCTCAGTATTCAATGCTGTAATCCCGGCATAGTCCAGAGACAGCTGATCGTTAATTATTTCTCCATCTTCTAATACTATTTCTTCACCGCCGACGGTGACGGATTCTGGAATTATTTTTTGTGCGTCTTGCGCTATAACACCTGCCCGAGCCTCTCCCTGAATCTGGTAGGTCATACCCCTTAGCGTCATGGACTTGGAAAGCGCATCACCAATGAAACGCTTGTTAAACTTAAGTCTTGAGTCTGATGTCGGGTTGAATGAGGCCGCATAACAGGCCCCGTTACTGTTGGCCCGGAATATCTCCGTGCTGTTCTGGATAAAGCGCACGCAGTGATACTGGAGATCAACAAGTCGGTAGTGGATTTGAACATCGTAAGAAGTAGAAGACCCTCTAATAAGCATTCCACGAGCAGTTTGACCCGTCGCGTCAGCGGCTGTAGTGGCTGCAACAAAACCATAATTGCCAGAAACAGTTGAGTTAAATGGCTGGTCACATGTCACGGAACCATTTATTAATCCGCCACTTTTACCATTTACCGTATTCAACCGCGAATCATCACCTGCGGCCACTGTACCGGCCGTTGTTCCCACATTGCGCGTGGCTGAATTTCCAAGTCCTGCAAGGGAAGTTGCCAGGCTTTTCCATGATGGGCCACTGTACTGAGTACCGTCTGGCAGCGTAACGGTGATATTGCCGGCAGTGCTGTATACCTGCTGCCAGTTAGCCTTGTCGAGATTGAGCCCGCGAATAGCCCTGGCAACATCAGCTGCTACCTGAGCTGTAATCCCAACCAGTGTGGCATTGGGTACTGGCGTCCATGCCAGCCCTGAGGTTGTCGGGCCGTTATATGCCGTTACCAGCGTGAGCGCCGTGGCTGACTCCACCGATTTAACGCCAAGCGTATAAGTAACACCGCCAACTACTGCGACCAGAAAATCATTCGCTTTCAATTCTGTGGTAAATGCCGTGCCTGTTCCGGTAACAGAGGCGGAGTTGTTCGTTAATTTGATAGTGCCTGCTGGCATGGTTTTCTCCGGGCGATAAAAAACCGGCGCGGTGGCCGGTTTATATATTTATGCGAGATTTCTTCAGAAATAATATGAGGCTTCGATGCAAGGAAGCTGACATGCCGCCTGTACCGCTTTGGGGTACTGATAAACAACTATCTCCCTTCCTGTAGTCTTGGCTCTTGCAGATGAAATAGCATTGCCATTCATCTTCAGGCCAGACTCTATGCACTTTCTGAAACTGTATCCGTTGTTGTCCCTGCTGTAATCACCGCGCTGCATGCCGAGGCTACATAGCGGAACCATTGGTTGAGATACAGTCCCTGTTGGGTTAACCCACGACAGAACCTCACCCGTTGAGCCGTCATAGTTCTCATAAAAGCCGAGATCGTAGTAGGCGTCAGGCCACATTACTGGCGGATATTTGCTGGAATACGTGACTTGATTTGAGGCATTTCGAATAACCATCCCATAGCCAGAAACCGGGAGTGATGGAGAGAATCCGCAGGATACAATCACCACCTGAACATTATTAACTGTACCCCCCTCCATTGACCCTTCGGTGCTTCCAAATGCCGTATATGACTTAATGGAATTACTTCCTCTGTCCAGATATAGCGGGTTATTAGTATTGGACCATCGCGCAAATACAATATAATTTCCGAGATTTACAACTTCGGGCGGGATGCTCCACGACCCATTTATATTGATTACAGCTCTGTAGGTTACAAATCCAAGATACGATGTGTCGCCTATTTCCATAAAGTTTGAGCCGTTGGTTATTCTTACCCCATATTCCACTGATGGGTTTGCAGCGTATGAGACAGAAAATACATCAGCAAACCCCGCCTCATCAGTAGCTAATGGTTTCCCGCCATCCGGGTCGATGAACTTGGGATCGTAAACAAGAGCGCTGCCGTTAAAAGACATGCTACGGACATATGCCATAGGCGGTCCGGCCGGGTTGCTTCCGGGATACACCCGAACCAGATTTCTTGGCACTATCAGCGCCTTGCTGTTGGCTGGCTGAGGCTTAAACCCACCCACGGACCCGGTGTTTGCCAGCATAGACGCGCTACCAAGATATGATGCGTAACGCATTGAGGCGTCCAGTATGATTTGTTTGCCTCCATCGTCGGGAGTGATACGAACTCCATAAATATCAGCCATCAGTTGAGTTTCCCCGCTTTAAACCTTTCAACTCCGTTAGCGTCGTAAACGGCCATGCCAGTTTCATTGAACACGCTACCTCCGGAGCGGCCAGAGCCTCCGTACAGTTCAAAAGAACCATCACTCCTCATGATTGTTCCTGATCTGCCAGCTACATAGTTTGCTGAGTACCATGAGCCCACTTTAGCGAGGGTTATCGAGGCATAGTTGATAAGCGCATCATTGATGAACACCTGACCATTGACGGCAGTGAAAGCGAGCTGATAGCCCAGAGTGCTTGTGTTGTAGATTGCGAACGTGTCCGCACTGAAAAGTGCAAAAGACTGGGTGGAGCCTCCGTTGCCTTCCACCCCAAGTTGCATGCCAGCGACATACTTTGTGCCATTTCTGTCAATCTGAACCTTCACGCCCCATTGCGCTGACAGCTTGCCGCTGAGGTCAGCGTAAGCGCTTGATACCTGCTGCACTGACGCAGTGTTCTGGTCTGACTGGGCCTGAATCTGCTCAAATTTCTGAGCATAGGCGCTGTCAATGGTGGCAATGGTCTGACGGACAGTAATGATGTCGGCTCGGTTTCGACCGTAGGCCTCAAACTGATGATCCACAGAGGCATCAAGGTTAAGGGCGTTCTGCAGGATTGCATCGACACTCGTATCAATGGAAGAAGTGAGCCGGTCAAATGCTTCTGACTTGCGGATCTGATTATCGATGTAGTCAATCAGCTCGCCAGTATCTGTGTTGCAAACAACCGGCACCTCTACAAACGCAGATGTTCCAAAGGCATTTATCGTCCTCACATACCAGTAATACGTAGGGCCAATTTTCAGTTCGTAAGCTGTCCAGTTGCTCCCGATGCCGGCACGGCTTGCATTGCCTTCAACAGTGGACTGGCTCGCATTAGGTAACTGAGTCAGCCCTGAAGTCCAGAAGTCGAACTGTGTTGAAACGTTGGTTATCTCATTAATGCGAGGGATAAGCGTTACAGCAAAATACCCCTGCTTTTGGTCAATCGCAGAAGGCGGCGGCGGCGCTTCAATACTGAACTCCAGATAGGCCTCCGGAGACTGGGCGCCCATCTGGTTTACCGCTATGACGTGCGCGGTGTAAGTATCTCTCAGCAGCCCCGTCAGCCGGGTAAATGAGCCCGGAACCTGCACCGACAACACCAGTTCACCATCTTTCCTGATGAGCACCTGGTTATAAACATACTGCCCCACGTTCTGCCATGACAGTACGCCCTGAACCACCTGACCTATTTCTTCAACGGTGTACTTCAGGTTTTGTGGTTGAGCGACTCCGCCAGTTGGCAGCTGAGTGAATGGAGGGCGGTCGATAGGCTGACCAATCGCATCACCCCACACTTCCGCCGTTTCCTGCTTAAGTGTGAGCTGCACGCCATTCTGAACGCCAAACCTCCAGTCAGTTACACGCATCTCTACGCCGACAATGCCAAGTGAAGGGAAGTTAACCTTCACATACATTCCCGGTCGATAACGATAGCCGCTCAGGTTTAACGTCACGTTCATTGTGCGTGATATGCGGGTGCGTTTCAGTTTGATGTCGGCCAGTCGCTGCGCCTGAAATTCAGAAGTGACAAAGCGAAGCTTGAGGTCCTGAGAAATTTCTACACCATCCTCAGCCACCCATTCGGATACAGATACCGTAGGGAAATCCACTTCTGCGAATCGCTGCTCCGGGTCGGTGAATGTGCCTTTTATCGTATTTACTCGCTCAGACTGAGACACCTCTGGCATTATTTCAATATCGCCCGCGAGCTGACTTTCGGTTATCTCCTGAACCGCCGGCCCGTAATAGGCACCAACCAGAATGCCATGCTTGCCCGCAATGTATGTTGCCTCGCCTGAACACGCTGACAGCATCGATTCGAGGATGCTTGCCTTATTTTCGCTCAGGTCAAACTCGCCATTGATGGTGTAACGCAGCTCGGTCAGATTGCCGGTGCTGGTCACCCTTTCATCTGAAATGTTCGCTGCTTCCTTGAACTGGTCCCAGTTGATGTCTGAATCCGGCACCTTGAGGTAGTTGCGGTAGTAGTCGAGGATGCACAGTGCGGCATTGTTACTGTAAAGCGTCTGGCCTGTCCGCGGGTCATACACCTTACGTCCAAGCTTCTCTACGGTAATATTGGGAATGCCAGACGGGAATTTTTCGGCATCAAACTTAAGTGTCACCCTGAGCCAGCTTATACCCTTGCCAATCATGTCCGGCTTCCATGATGGGGCATTCTCCAGCAGGTATGGGTCTGCAGTCTGGCGATCGATATGCACCTCATAAGAAGCTTTGCTGCCGTATGTCGAAATATCATCGTCGCCGAGATACACAGCGCCAACGGCTGTAATCGGATGACCGGCGAGAGTAATGGCAAGGTGCAGCAGCTCGCCATCAGCTTGATCTCCGGCCTGCTCTTCTGAAAAGAAGAGGGTGCCAGCGGAGAGCGTTTTGCCGTAGATAACCGTCTTGGCACTGGCGGCAGCCCGAAGGACCTGTTTTCTCTCCTGGGTATCCCGGTAACCACCCATGGAAGGCTTCTTCGCAAGGGCCTGAGAAGCTAGCTGAGCGGCAACCGTGATGACCATTGCAATGGCGTAAGCCTGGTTAGCAACGGCAATACCACCGGCCACAGCCGCAACGACTGGAATAGCAGCAGGCATCAGTTAACCCTCCATGCACTCAATACATTTCCGCGCAATCCAATAAGCCCCGCATCACCAGGAACCCAGACCACGCCGCCATAAAACACGCCTGCGCATCTGCGTCCGGCATTCTCGACCACCGCGATATCCCCGCGCTGTATGAAGGCTGGCTTCACCTCTTCAAGAAACCGTGCGAGAACTCGCTCAAGTGAACCGCCACCACGCAGCAGCGCCTTTTTTGCTCCGGTTTCGCTGTCATACTTCCCGCGAAATTCAGCGGCAAAATCTTCGTCACACATGGCCCGCGCGCAATCGGCGGCAAACAGGCAGCAATCATGCTCTCCCCATGAAAAAGGCCGCTTTTCAGCGGCCTTGATTACGGTTACGAGTCTTTTCTGCCAGTCAGGGTGTTTCATAAAACCTCACGAATAGGTAAAGCCTGGCGCATCCTTTTTACTGCCCCAGAAAATTGACCGTTCAGACATCTGCGCAACGTAACGGAATATCCTGTCACCCGGCTGCGATGACTGATGTGACTCATCGGTAAACCGGTCCGGAAATGGTCGCTGCCAGTCTTCGAAGATGTTGCTGACGGTATACTGAAGCGCGTTTGTCTCGCCGGCTGTCGCGCCTGTACTGGAAACTTTGCCCTGAAATATCAGGTCGGCAACGCGAACCTGCCCGTTATCGTCTATCGCAACCAGAAATATCTCCGCGGCCCGCCCTACACATCGCTCATTAAGCGTCTTGGCAAACAGCGACATATCCAGCCCTGACAGTGTCATCTTCAGCTGTGACGGGCTTGTCGTATTGGTTTCATTCACGTCATCAATAGAGCCCATTCGGCCCATTCCGTAGTAGACAAAGCCGTCTATCACGATTGTTCCTGTGCCCGAGTGAACGTAGGCGGTGCCGGACTCAAACTGGATATTCGCGGCCACCACCACCGTCACGCGGTCACGTGAAAGCCAGTCAACCATTGAGTCGGAAAACGGTGAGTACATCATCAGAAAGCCTCCTCAAATTCGATGGTTGTTGATGAGATAAGGCCGGGTGCGCGCCGGATTTCACCCTGGGAGTTATCGACAAGCTTGAATATCCCCCATGGGTTTTGAACTTCCAGTGGGGAGTTTGCGGCAGGCGACGTTCGCAGCATTGGGGCAAATGAAATAACCGCTACGCCGGATGCATTGCTGGTCACGTCTGCTGTCACTTTTTTTAGCTCAGAGTTAACGGTGAAGTAATCTCCTGCGCGGAGTACTACTGTATTTGCCTTCCACCCTGCAGTTGAAAGCGCCACTCCCGTTTGATCCGGATCTGACACTACAGGTGTTCCTTGCGGTGCTCTGCCGGCCCGCCCCCAGTCGCGTATCCTTACCCGCCCATATTCGCCATCCATTGCAGCCAGAACCGCCTCAATCTTCCGGGCCTGCTCCTCTTCAAGCACAGCGTACTCAACAGTGCACTTCCACCGGGAGCCGGGGAAGCGAACCGTCTGTGATGCGCCATTAAAGGGGGAGCGAAAGGTTTTAGTGTTTGATTCGAGGTGCCAGTTAAGCGAGGAAGGATTGGGGCCGGGCCATTCCAGTACATCAGCCATGTTTTACTCCTGTTTTATACGCCCAGCAGGCGACGCCCCTGCCCTCTGTTCTGGAAATCCTGAAGCATGTCCTGCCGGGCCTGTTTTGCACCATCGGTCGCCCCTTTTCGCGCGGCCTCTTCCATGGCCCTCTGCAGCGCAGCATCACCATTACCATTTACATGAATGGTCTGGTGAATCACCGTGTCACCAGCACTTTTAGCATCAGCCTGTCCGCCATTTACCATCCTGACACCCAGAGAGCCGTCCGACGAGCGTGTTAGCGGCATGATTGCTTCAGGCCCGGCTTCTCCAAATACTCCAGCGCCTTTTGCGAATGCAAAGAACTTCGGAGAATCGTACACGCCACCGCTATATGCACTCAGTGATGGAGAGTCATAGATGCCGCCTTTGGCGTTAAGCTTGAGGTTGCTGTAAGCCCCGCCGGAGAAGGCATTACTTGATGATGCAGCGGAAGCCGCTCCAGATGCGGCAGCCCCACCAAACATTCCACCTGCCATCCCGGCAAAGCTCGTGCCGATCCCAATCAGTGACTGGCGAATGGCAATGCGGGCAATATCTGACAGCACTGAGTTGGTAAAGTCAGAGAAGGATGCTTTGCCTGTAGTTGCAAACTTAACAAGCGCGTCTTCCATGTTTCCAAACGCATTGCTGAAAAGCTGCTGGGACATCGCAGAAACGTTTGCAGCACTATCCTGATACTCTTTCCATGCACGAGTAGCGCCGGCGGTAAAAGAGCCGCGAGCTTCGTTCATGCGCTGAATATGGGTATCGTAGTTGGTCAGCTCGGTTTGCAGGGCCTGCTGCTGCAACTGGATTTCCTGGTCGATTTCCTCGCGGGCAATATCGCTCGTCGCTGACGCCCTGCTCTGGCGCAGCTGAGTGATTTTGTCGTTGTAGGACTGCTCAAGAGAGAGGCGCTGCGTGTACTGCTGCTGCTCGTTCTGGCTCAGCCCGCCGCCGGCGAATAGCTCGTCTGTAGCGTACTGACTCTGCCGGTTAGTAATAGTGCGTGTGATGTCTGCTCGTGCCTTATCCAGCGCCAGAAGCTTCTCACTCGTCTCAATCTGCCGCTCCAGCGCCGCGTTCTGCTGCAACTGAGAGGTGATGAGGTCGGAGCTTGCCAGCAGAGATTTCTGGTCAGCAGTTAGCGTCTGCTTGCTCTTTATGTCTGCAAGCTGCTGCTCCCACTTAATCAGCGCCTGCTGCTGCGTGCCAATCTTCTCGCCGGTGTCGGCCTGGCTCATCAGCACCTGCTGCTGCTGGCGGAGTTGGTCAAGCATCCGTGAGCCAGCGTCTTCTGTATAGGATTTCCCTTTAGGTTGTGCAGGGTCCTTGTACATATCGTTTATACGAGAAAGGTTATTCGCATACTGCTCTTGAGTGATTGCGCCGGCTTTAAGAAAGTCATTTTGTTGCTGAATGGCTTTGTTGCGGCGCTGGGCATTCGAAAGGTATTGCTGGTTGACGCGTTCGGCTTCCTGCTGCGTCTTAATAGCTTTGTCTTGTGCTGCCTGTCCTGCAGTAACTGCGCCGTTTAGGTCGTTTTGCAGATTGATAACGTTCTGCAAGATATTTACTTCACCCGCCGCGCTGGAACCAGATGAGTTATTAACCCCATAGGTGTTCCATAGGCCGTTTCCCAAACCGTTAGCTTGTTGTTGAGCTGCATTTTTTGCAGCATCGAGCCTTTCCTGCAGTGTCGCCTCCCGGCCTACATTCAGCATTTGGTCCCATGCTGATTTTGCTGCTGAACCTAAAGAATTCCAAGCGGTTTCGATGAAACCTAGATTGTCGTGAATATCTTTAGCTCGGCGGTTCATGGTTGCTGCATAGGTTTCTGTAGCTAAGCGAGCAGCTTCTTGCTGGTTTCCTTCATCCTGCAGCGCTTTTATCTGGTTATAAACAGCTAACGAAAGGAAATGATATTGATCGTTCAGCTTGGCAAGTGAGTCTAATGGGCTTCCTGAAATCTTATCGAAATCAGAAACCAGTTGCTCAACTGACTGGCCGGTAGCTTTGCTCATGTTTATGACAGCCGTAGAAACAACCTCAAGCGAATCTCCGGCTACCTTTCCGCTGGAAACAACTTGATTTAAAACTACTGCCGCCATGCCCCTGGTAGAGCCCGTGCCGCGAGCTATCTGATCGGCCATGTCCATTAACTGACCGGTTGTTTTCCCTGCTGCATTTCCAGTAAGAACAAGTGTTTTATAGAACTGTTCTTGCTCTTCACTACCTTGATAATAAGCAAGCGCTAATGTTCCTGCAGCAGCAGCAGCAACAGTGAATGGGTTAATCAGCCCAAGAACATAGCCGCCTAATGCGCGAGCAGCTGGACCTATACCGCCGAACATGTCTTTCAGCTGTCCGCCTTGCTGGAGCAGCACCTGGAATGGGCTCTGCCCTGCCTGAAGGCTAACAATGATGTCTGTAAACTGAGCAGGAACCATCCTTAAGTTATTGGCCATCTGTTTCGATGTCATGCCAGTCTTTTTTAATTGTTCGTCATACCCACTAAGCCGAGAGCGAGTTTCGTCGATTTTCTTTGAATAATCGCTGAATGTGTCTGAATCGATAAAACCTTTGGCCTGAAACTTTGCTAACTGGCGCTGCTGGTCGTCCAGGCGATTAAGCGCGGCGTTAACAGGGTCAATCCTGTCGAGCAGGTCGGAGAGTGACTTCGCTTCCTGATCCGTCGCTTTTGCTGTCTTTCCAGCGGTATCCGCAGCCTTCTGCCCGGCCTGAGTCATTTTCGCCAGTGCGCCGGCTAGGCCTTCTGCATTACGCTGAGCGCCCGTGCTGTCGATGATGATCGCAAGACGTGATTGTTGTTCGGCCATGTTTTCTCCGGACATAAAAAAACCCCGCCGTGGCGAGGTCATATGTAGTGAACTTCAATTCATCTAGATGACGTCATCATGAGTTTTTCATCAGAATTCCATGCATTCACGCTTAGATGTGATTCTGAATTAGAGCTTGAAATACTTACCTCAGCCCTGCTGTTTTTTTGGCTTTTTAGCTCAAACGTGGCAACTCTTCTTCCATCTATGAAATCGCTGCTTACATCAGTCTTATAGAACACTTCGCCATCAATATTTAGCGATGCATCGCTTCCAGACATGTTGAGTTTTGCATGACGCCACTTGCCGCTGCCAAGCTGATCTCCCGCCACAATGTCGCACTTAGTTGAGACGCCGCCATTACTACATTCAAATTTTGCCGATTCTTTCTTCTCTACTGGCTGTACAACTTGCTTTGAAGCACCTGAATTGTCACATGCCACTAACACCAGAGGGAAAAGCATCATCGTGATGATTTTTTTCATTTGCGTTTTCTTCCAGGCCACAATACAACGTTTGTCATGCTAGGAGCTGGCAACGCTTCTTTAGATAGCGCTTCTACCGACTCCCACCACTTATCGAAGTTGTCATAAATCAATTGCCTGTTGCCGCCAAGCTCAAAGCCAGACACCAGACCCAGCAACTCTAAGTGCTCAATCATTCTTGCAGCCCTGTTGTATCCGATCCGAAAGTTCCTCTGCAATCCTGAAGCTGAGCAATTACCATTTTCGATAATGAATCTGGCTGCATCTATGAAAAGCGGGTCATCGTCCCAATCATCATCCATATCCCTATCCCCATGAGGTTTTATGGGATAAATCTTATCACGGCGGCAGCGCAAGACAATGCAAAACATAAGCACTGATCATCTATCAGGATTCCGCTGATTTACTTTAGAGGATATGTTGAGTATTCAGCCCGTCCATGTTTGGGGCATGGACGCACACAGCAATGAGGGATGGCTGATTACCTCTGGTAAAGGAAAGACAGATGGAAAAACCTGACCACTTGGCAGTAAATTGCGTGGCTCATGATGCAATGTTTCGGGCGCTATTAAAGGCTATGCCTCAGGAGCAGTTTGAGGCCTATAGCGATTATTTGTCACAACTTTGGAGTGACATTCAGATCCCTAAGCAAGCAGACAAAATACATGCAAATCTAGAGGCCGCTAAACAGATGTGCGAATCGATGGTTGAAACTGCAAAGCTAGAGCGTTCTCGATAATAGCTTTGATATTTTTATCTATAGCGGCTTTATCAGTGGCCGCTTCATTTACCCCGATAACCATGCTGACGTTGTGTGTGATGCAGCCCGCGTTCTCTTGAGATGACTTCTGCCTTTTAAGCGCGGCAAGCTCACTTTCCACTACCATGAGACGATCTTCAATTGACGGAGAAAGTGACTTAATGGTTAGTCTTTCCATTCCATCACTGCCAAATATTTTCATAACGCCCAATTCCAGGACTACGCAACTATTATCTTGTTTCATGCTATTTAACCTTCTGTTGTTTTTTATCCCACTCATCGCGCGCTGCGTCATCCAGTGCGAAAATAGCGGCGTCAAACTCATCACGATCGATAAGCAGTGGTTCATGGCTAAGGTAAGAGTTGATGTCTTCCAGTGAGAGAGGGAGCGGCGCGGCAGCCATTCCGGCGTAACGTCTGCTGCGGCTGATTACCGCGTAGGCGTTTAATATCTCAGTGCAAACACCGTCAATCTCTGGTTCGGGTATGGGTGGGAGCCCTAACTTTTCCCGCTTCCAGCGTGCTTTCTCGCCCTGCTCTCCTCCGTAATTGCTGAGCCAGTTCTGCGCCGCTAAGACTTTCCCACGGTTTCTTTCTTCTGCTCTTCCTTTCCGGCAGCAATGTCGGACGCCGTACTGAGCACTGCCCAGTAGAGTTCTGGATGCTGAAGAAGAAGCGCCTTGCCGCTTTCAGGCGTGTAGGGGATGGGGGTTTCTGCGCCAGATTCATCTGCGGTTCCCACGCCCTCCCAGTCAATCAGCAGGTGTTTTGCAACGGAATCAATCAGCAGGTCGTCAGAGATTTCTGTAACGTCAATCTCTGCAGGATTGAAGTCTGGCGTGCCAACTTTAAAGCGCGCGTCCAGTTTGTCGATGTGCCGGCGAACAATTGCATTATGCGAGCGGAATGCCGGATTGCTGATAGAGCCGACCTTTAACTTCAGGCCTTCCATCGGGGTAATCCAGCGCTCTGAATTGGCATCCAGTTTTGGTGTTTTCAGAATGAGCATATTTATCCCTGTAAATGGCCCGCCATGTTCGACGGGCAATAACGATTATGGGGCTGCGGTAACAGTGACGGCTGTAGTGGCGGTGAATTCACGCACTTTTGCCGTAATGGTTGCCGAACCTTCTTTTACGCGGGTAACCTCAGCGGTTTTCTGTCCTTTAGGTGTGACTGTTGCCACTGACGGGTCAGAGGAATCCCATTGTACTGTGTCGGTAGAGCCTGAAGGCGTGAGGTTAGCAGTCAGGGTGACCGTCGAGCCTACCGAGCCGGTTGACGTCGCAGGGGTCACTGCGATGGCGGTTGAGGGCGTGACTTCTGCACGGGTAATGGTCGGCGGCGTATCGGCTGCAGTGATGTTTAGCTGAACCTGCACGATGTCTGTGTTGCCCCCGTCCGGCCAGTCGCCGTCTACCTGCACCGCCGGGAAGTCGAAGACATATTTGCCTTCATCATTCTCCAGCGTGAAACCGAATTGCATGGTTTCGCCTGACAGAGTTTTCTTCCATGCGTTATAGGCATCTTTTGACCATGACAGCGTGATGCTCCCGGAAGGGGTAAACGTTGTCGGGATATTGGCCCCGGCGAATGGGTTGCCGCTGCCGATGCAGCGCTGCGTCTGAAGGTTGTTGTCGAACTGAATATTGAAGGTATCGACACAGAAGCCTTCACCACCGGTAACACCGTTCAGCGAGATAGCTGTTACCTGTTTGAAGGTGTAGCGCAGTTCGCCAGCACCGTCAGCCGGGTTAGAGAAGTAACTGGTGTCGTCTGCTTTCGTGTCAAAACCGAGGCCTGCAAAGGTAACGGTAGCAGTGATGTCGCCGTCATTGGGGATAGCCAGCTGGAACGTGCCGACCTGACAGCCGCGGGCAATCGACGCTACGTCAATATCCTCAGCGTACGAAGCGACAGAGAACGCGATACGGTCGTTGCCCATGTTGAGCACGTTGTTGTTCCATTCCGATCCGAAGCAGGATGCGAGAAAATCATCGTGTTGGCCCCAGCGGAACTTGGCTCCAACGTCGCCGCCTACGTCTACAGTACCGGTAGACCGGCCTTGCGCCATGCGGGAGCCGCCGATTTCATCGTTGTCGATCATGTTCTGCGACGGGCCCACACCGAAGCTGCTGCGCTTCAGCAGGTTCCATGTTCCTGTCGCAGGCGTGGTGCCGGGCGTAGTTTCGCGAATATACGCGGTAACGACCTTAGCGCCTGAGCTCATAATTATTTCTCCAGGGTTATGCGCCTCATACGGCGCGATAAGGTATTTGAATGTTCATCTGCGCCCAGCCATCGGTTTCACCGGCATCCATAGCGCTCACAGCGAAGTAATCGAGCCGCCCGTCCGCCTTGAACTCGAACAGTTCGCGCAGCTTGTCGGCCGTCTGCGTGATGAGAAGCGAACCTGATCCAGCAGGCACAAAGATTTGAATGACGGCAATGCCTGTGCGCTGCACAACAGGACCTGCGCCAATTTCGTTTGCTGACGCCATGCCCGGAATGTTGGTCAGGCGCGCCCATATGGATTTGCCGGACGGATCGAAAGTCGGTCCGTTGGGATAACTAACAGAATCCGAAGCAATAGCGGTCTGCGCCGTCATCCGGGAGATGATGGCGTTCCTGATTTCAGTGAGTGTCATTTGTAAGCCTGAGTTACACCATGGAATGAGACGCCATAGACGCCTGCAGGAGCCTGCTGTGAATGCCCGTTTTCGAGGGCCTCAGCGTATGGCAGGTTGTTCTGGATATAGATGACCGAGTAAGGTTTCCCATTAGCGATAACGGCGCTGCCACGCTGTATTGCTGCCGAGCCTGTCTTATCCCCACCTTGAAGTTCACTGTAATCTGCCGAGCCAAGACTGACGATGTTGTTATTACGGAAGCGGCCACTATCGACGGGTGAGCGCTGAACAATCTCCGTAAGCAGCGCCATCGAGATGATGCGAAGTTTCTTGCCGACCTCTTCCTCAACCAGCCCGGCGAACAACGAAGGGTCGTTATCCCATCCCTTAGCCATTACTTTCTCCTTAACTGGATGCGGTACGTCGCTCCAGCAGGGTCAGGTGATAGCGTCACGATGCGGTAGGCCTGTGGTAATCCTGTCGCAAGGTCTGACGCTGTGATGGTGTGGCTCTCGCTTGGGATATCCGTCACTTCGTTAGCCAGCGCAGTTAGTCTCAGGTCGCCATGCAGGATATTTACGCCATCAATGCGGCTCAGCTCATAGCGGGACAGGACGCCGCGGCCGGAATAGCTCCGCGTTGTCTCGCCGCCAGTCTCCGTTACCGGATCCCATCCAGCCTGTACTGTGTAGCTTCCAGTGAAGAGGTGAACGGCATCACCCAGGTCGGTATCAAATGCCTCAGCAATCTCAGCCTGTAGCTCGTCTCGAATGCCCATTATCGATACACCCTGAAAGCGAGAGGATTGCTGCGCCATGGCTTGAGCAGTGCGAGAGCAAGCTGCACATCTTCTGGCAGCGATGAACTGCCCACCGATTGCGATGATGCATAGCTCTTCGTCACCCTCACTCCGTCAGCATCAACCGTTTTGCTGGTCAGTGCGCCAGATTCAACCTGCTGCTTATAAAGCACGCCAGCAGCTGATGCAGAGGCGAGAAACGCGCCAGCCTGTTTCACGTCATCAGGAGTGACATCAGGGATACCCTGCAGGTTAAGCGCAGTCAGGTAGGCATTAGCCTGCAGCACCGCTCGCGCTTTCTTCTCTAGTGTCGTCCAGTCAGCGCCAAGAACCTCATCCACGTCAGCGACGGTAATGTACGTTGTCATGTTCACTCCGTGCTAAATGGGGCCGAAGCCCCGATGATTACTCTTGAGGCTGCTGAGCGGCCTTCAGCTGCTCAAGCAGTGCCGCCTGAGAAGCATTGCCTTTGTACTCAATACCCAGCTCGTCGAGCTTAGCTTTCAGCTCTGTTGCGCTCAGGCTGTCAAGATGATCGCTTTGACCACCGCTTGAGCCTTCAGCCAGCTTTGCATTGGCCGCATCCAGTTGCGCCTGCAGGTCTGCGTTTTGCTTCTGCAGTTCAGCCATATCTGCGGCTGTTGGCTGAACGCCGGAGCCATTGCCATGAGCGCCCTCATCCTTCGGGGTGACGCGTGCATGATCAACGCCTCCAGTTTCACCAACGGTCTGCGGGCCTACGACGATTTCACCGCCCTTCTCAGCAAAACCCCAGCGAGCCTTTTTCTCCGGGTCGACATAGTTATCTTTTTCAACAGTCATTTGTGACTCCTTAAAAGCCCCTGCAAAGGGGCGCTATAGATTAAGCGGCAACGTTAGAGGTCACGAAGGCCAGAGGGATTTGCTTACGGCTGAACTTGCGGTCCCAGTTTGTTGCGAGAGCCAGATCTGACCAGTTCGCAGAAACAGGTCGTGAAGTGCCCGGAGTGCCAGTGATGGTGGTGCTGTTGAAGGAGTAGCCCAGCGGGTGAATCACGAAGTTGCGACGCGTCCACAGTGTTTCTGCGCCACCACCGTTGCCGCGTGCTGGTTCGCGATCGTATTCCATATCGTCTTCATCCTGCTCTTCGGCATAACCGAGAGCGCCGGGGCCAAAGATGATGGAGAGATACTTCGCATCGGCACCTGTGCCAACGACCGGCAGGCCATCATCCAGCACGACAACCATGTTCTGATAGCGGCCGAATTCCGGCACCTGATCCGCAATCGGGGTGAAATCAATCTGGTTAAGGATTGAAAGCTCGGTATAAACAGCAGAATGCATAGCAATAACACTCAGCGCTGAGGTGCCAGACGGAGTGATGATTTGCGGGCTGTAGTCACCCATCGTTGCTCGGGCGCGGATAATTGCAGCAGCGGTGATAGGTCCGCCAGCGTCAACCACCATGTCACCGCCGTTGCCTGCCACGTTGTCGTTATAGACGCCTACCACAGTCGCAATTGCACGGCGCTGAGCAACTCGCTGCCAGTAGCTGGTCAGACGGCTTGCTACGAACTCCAGCGGATCCTGATTGGTGATGTTCTTCACCAGGCTCATCGCGTTCCAGCCTTCATTCAGGTACGCGGCGCGCGCCTGCATGCTGGCAGAAGTCACTGACAGCGGAACGGCCACGTCGGTGTAAACGTCGTTCGAGTAGTTGGACTCAACGGACGCATCCAGATCAACCCACCACGGAATGGTGAAGGTGTTAGAAGGCGACGCCAGCAATGTGCTCATGTCGCGGTTGTTGGTCAGGATGCCTGACTGAAAGAAGGCGGTCTTTTCTGCGGTATTAACCCGCATGTAGTCGCGCAGTTCGTCACGAAAAACTACGTCAGAAAGAATAGTTGGCATTGCTTAAATCCTTATTGGGTCGCCTCATGAGCCTTCTTGAGTCGCTCATATTCGGCTGGGTTATTTTTGCGGAGCTCGACGCGCTCCATACCACGAAGTTCTTCCCATTTTTTGGCAACCCGGTCACCACTCTTAGGCGCGGCCCCGCCGCCACCTGCCTGACTACCGCGCACGAGGGATGCGTAACGCGGAGAGGTTTCAAACTCTCTCTGCAGGTCAGCGAGAGTGCTGACCGTGAGATTTCCTGACTCGTCAGTAATGCGTACCTGCCCCTCTGCCACCTTCAGGCGGCGGGCGATAAACTCGGTGAGGATTTCGGCGTTAGCGCCGTCTGCAATCGCTGTAGCGACGCGAGTGGCTGCAAGGTTGATGTCCCGCTGCTCAATAGACCGGCGAAGCTCTGTGAGGCTGCTACGTTCGCGTTCAAGCTCAGCCTGTGAGCTTTCAAACAGCTGCTGATAGTTGCCTTCAGCTCGCGCACGCTCATCGGCTTCCCGTTGCGCCTGTTCTTCTGCAGCTCGGCGCCGCTCCTGCTCAGCCTTTTTCTCTGCCAGCAATTCGTCACGCTGGCGCTTAAGGCCACTGACGTCTTCCTGCGGGATGCCATCAACCTGAAGCTGATAGACCTCGCCCTGCTGCACATACAGCGCCTGTTTGGCTTCATCGAGCTGAGCGAATTCCTCAGCGGTAAGCTGATACTTCAGAGTCATACATTCTCCTGAATGGATGTGAGCTGGCCCGGCCAGCGTTTAGATGTGATTAGGCTTCTTGAGGGCTGCTGAGCAAGCCGTGCTTCATCATTTCAAGTACGCCAATGACCTCAGCCATCCCAATTTCACCGTCATATTCGTGAATCAGTGCTTCAATGCGAGAGTAAAGCTCAGCACATATTGGAAATTTCTTTTGCTTGCCTAACTCTTTAATGTTTTCGCTCATGATCACTCCAGGCCTGCAAGCTCGAACGCATGCGGCTCTAAATCTTTGAGTTGGTCTAGGGTGTACTGCTTGCCGTTGTCATCAACGAAGCGATCGATGGTGAGCTCGCCCTTGCTGAATAGCTTGTAACGCGCAGGACCGAGCACCTCTTTCTGGAATGCTGCAGGCTGTCTTGCCAGCCAGTCACCATATGATATCCCGCTGCTTACCTGCTCAACACCATCTGGCCCTTTTGATGGTCGCGTGCTTCCGGGAATCTCTCGCTGATACTCTGGCTTGAGCACTGGAACGATTGACGACCGGCACCCCCAGTGAGCCGGAGGCTTTGGCCCATCCAGCGGATAAACCTTCCTGTCACGAGCGCGGCATACCGGCGTCGTCCTGCTGTCGAGCGTTGCTATCCAGCGATGCCCCTGCAGTATGTCGTCATTCTGCTTCAGCGTTTCCGCCCGGGCAGATGAGGCGACATGGTTAGTCATCGTTCTTACAAGTGAACCGACCTGCTCCTCATGCGACACGCCCAGAGAAGTCAGGCGCCGGATAATCTGCTTCTGCGTCTCGCCGAGAGACGAACCGATCGCGATTTCACTGAGGATGTCCGCCGTCTTCTTGCTGCCGAACTGCGCCAGCGCGCCGGTGATGTCGATAACCTGCCTTCCACGCCCCACAGCAAGCTCTAACGGGTCAGCCATTACAGCAGCGGCTATCATCTCTGCCGAGGGCTCTGCGAGTCGTACAGAGGCTTTAACGATTTGACCAAGCAGCTTGCTGTTGAAGGTGAATTCGTATTGCGCAAACTCACCCAGGTCGAGCTTTTGCTGCTGCGACAACTCGCCATAGATGGCATTCAGGTCACTCCTGAGCGTTTCTATCTGCCGGTTATAGCGAGCGGTAGCGTACTGGCTCAGCCCTTCGTTAACGGCCTCTTTAGCGCGTCTGATTGCCTTGTGGACGAACTTAGCCGCCTTGCCAGCCAGACCTGAACCAAATCGCTGTACGTATACCTGATGGCGCGTAGCGGCGTTTGTCGTGTAACCGTCTGCGCTCATGGTTATTCCTCAGTGATCGGTTCAGGGTTATCAGTGACGGCATCGCCTTCAATGGCTGGCTCTTCAGCACGCTCGGCATTAATGTCATCGTCGTTGCGGTCGGCCTCAATGATTCCCGCCTGGCGAAGATTGGTGCGAAGGTCAGATTTGGCGATAAAGCCCTGCTGCCAGAGCTGGATTTGCGCCAGAATCATCTGCGAATCCATCGTCTCATCGAAGAATTCCTGATTCAGCCAGAAAGTAGTATTGGCCATATCAGATACGCCGCTCATGTAGAGCTGAGCGTCCAGAATGGCCCGCTTGAGCGCTTCACTGACGTTGCCGGCAATCGTACCCAGCACGCTGTTATCACTGCTGTAGCGGATGCGAGCAGCTTCTGCTGTCTCGTTCTGCCCTGACTGCTGCACGATGCGCGCACCAATCATCAGCATCTGGTTCTCTTTTTCCTGCATCAGCTTCAGGGCAAGCTGGCTTTCGTTGGCCTGCACAAGCGTCGCCGCGCCTGATTTACCCAGGCTATAGCCGCATGTTGAGCCAATCTGGATGCCGTTGGGGTTCCAGATTTGAAACTCTTCCTGAGTAATATCAGTCGTGAAGAACAGCGTTGGCTGGCTGCTGATGAATCCTGATTCCTCCACAGTGGCGCTGTTGCCGTAGTGAAGCACGTTTACCTCGGCCAAATCCTCAAGCGGCGCCTTATCGATACGAGCGTCGTTGCTCTCTGCTCCGAAGAAGTAGAACGGGATGTGATCAAACGTGTTGCCGAGGAAATCTGTCGGATAGACGTCAAGCTGAGGTGTTTCGTAAGGGTCCCCCTCATGCCACATGCGGTGACGATAAACACCATTTTCCAGTGTCAGTGCCCGGAATTGCTTGCGCACATCAAAGCTGAACTCGTCGGCTTCTGCTTTGTTGTAGCACTCGGCAAACACAACCATTGTCAGCTTACGCACGCCGTTAATCACGTCCTCACGCCAGTTGATGATGCTCATGGCTTCATAGAGGTGGATGTGAGCAAAGCGCCCTGCTGTCTGTGCGCGCGTCGGCCGCGTGCCTTCTGGTGCGTCACTGGTCGGGTAGTCCACAAAGAAACCTCCGCGGCCCGTATCGAGGTCTTCACCTACAGCTTCTTTGGAGAGCTGCTCAAGGCTTGTGCCGTCCCCGCTGGCGTTTTCAATCAGGTAATTCACCGGGCCCGGCAAATCAACCTCAGCCGTTTTGCGAAACACTGCGCCAATCAGCCCCTGACGGGTGCGTCCGGTGATGTTGAGGAACATGGCCCGCTTCAGCAGTGCTGCGTATCGGGCCTGGTTTTCTTCGCTCTCGTTGGTCGGGTCAGGCATTGGCAGGTAGATAATGCCCTGGTCTTTAATAGCACGGCTGCCGGCCACGCAGTCTTTGACAAGCTGCCATGACTTTGCGGCATCGCTGTATTCTGCTCTTGCGTAGGAATAGTTAGCCATAGTCGCTTATCGTCTGAATGTAACTGGAGCCGCTTTAAGGACGCTGCGTTTCTTCTGCGTCACGGCGAAATAACGGAAGCTGTCAGCTCCGTGAGATGTGTGGTCGTGCAGTGGCTTGTCCTTCCAGCATCCGCGCTTGTCGTCCCACTCCTTGCGGTAGCCTTCAAGCGCGATAATGCCGTCAGCACACTTATGCTCATCAAAGGCGCACTTTGGCAGGATTTCACGCACCTGCTCGATGCCGTCATCAACGCCGAGCTTTGGTACCACCTGAAAGGTAATCGTGTATCTGACGCCGTCAATCTCATATCCCTCACGGGCAAGCTCGCGACGGGACTTCGCATCAGAGCCAAACTCGCGGTTGTCGATGTCGTGCGGCCCCCAGTGAGCGGCATACTCATAGCCCTTATCCTTCAGCACCTTCATGTAGTGCCGGAGGCCCTCACCTGAGTTCTCGTAGTAGTCGACGACGTGATACTCCTCGCCAACGATGCGTACGAACCAGATAGCGGTGGAGTCGCCTACGCCAATATCCCAGAAGGTATGAACCGGCAGATGCGAGTTGTCTGGCAGCGCGCCAATACGCTTCTGCTCGTACAGCTTGCGGAACTGCTTGGCGTAATAAGCGCCCTCAACCGACTGCTGAAATGCCTCTGCCGGTATCGATGGATACTCGCGCTTCATGTCATCGCCGAGTGTCTTCTCTTTGGCGTAATACCAGGCTCTCTGGCGCTCGTTCGTTACCACCCCATGCTTCGCCTCAATGTCAGCGAAATAGTCGCTCAGGCGCTGCGGGATTGGCTCTACGGGGTCGATTGCATACAGGGAATTCTTCCACCAAGAGAAGAAGAAGAACTTCCAGTCTAACTGTGAGAGCTGCTTGCCCTGAATGAGCGCCTTTTCTGCCGACTGGCAGTAATCGAAGAAGTAACCAGCCCGGCCTTCTGCTGTGCTTTCAATCGTCGTGAAACAATCGCCTGATACTGCTTCAAAAGCACCGGTAACAATCTCGCGGGCTTTGTCCGGGAACTTAGCGCATATCTTGCCGAACTCGGAAACGTGCAGATAACGAAGCGTGCCGCCACGGAAAGACGTGCTGATATAGAGCGAGCCGCCCTTGCTGAATACCAGCTCACCTGCTGCATCATTGCTTGCAGGGTTAGCTGCCTTAATCTCATCAGGAAGGCGTTCATAGGCATATTTTATCTTCTCGCGAAAAAGGCGTTTGGCGTCGTTCAGGGTATGAGCTATCAGAGCGCATTTGGCTGCTTCGAACAAAGCGGCGTCGAGCTGGATGATGCAGACCTCAGTGGTGAAACCTAACTGGCGAGCTTTCAGGATGATGTTGCGGGTATGCATGCCTTCGAAGTATTCGAGCTGCTCAGGCGTCATCCGGAAGCGTACTGGCTTGCCTTCTTTGTCGGTTATCCAGTAGAGGTGATTCAGTCGCCAGAGCTTATCCCGCAGAAGATTGAGATGTTCTGGCTTCATGCTTACCCCTTAGCGAGATCGTCCATCAGGTCGGATAATTTCTTCGATGTGTCATCACCGGCAGGGCCGTCAATGTCGTACGCCTGCCGCTCCAGGCCAATGAGTGTTTTCAGCGTGTCTGACAGGTCTTTCATCGACTTCACTCGACCCGGCATGCTGATTACCTTGTGATAGATTTCGTTGAGCTTATCCTGCCCTTTGTCATCAGGATTAAACATCAAGTCACCCAGCTGCTCCAGCGCACCTACATCAGCGCACTGCGCTTCGAGTTCACCGAACAATGAGCTGGCGATGTTACGTGCTCGGCGAATGTCTCCGCGATGCTCCATGCGGACAGTGGCAATAACCTCGGCGTTTGCCTCAATCAGTATCCGTTCACTGGTAGCCGTTTCAGTGGATACCTGCCTGGATACCTCACGTTTGGATACCAGCGTGTCAGCCTTGGCTTTTATCTTCGCCTTGAGGTCTCGCTCCCATCCGTCACGTTTTGCACGCTTGTTTATCGCGCCGTGAGTGATGCCATGCTGCGAAGCTATTTCGCGGATAGACATCAAACCAGCACGGTAAGCCGACTCGATGGCCTCCCAATCTGGTGTCGCCATGTTTACTCCACATTTCCCGCATTGAGCGGAACTAAAAAGACCTGCCCCTGAATGAAATATCGATGCGACTCACTACCGGGAGTGATTCGGCACCCCTATAGCAAACAAAAGGAGGATATATGTCGCATCAAGATTTAATTCAGCTCGCTATCGCTTACTCACCTTCTGTAAACAGCATCGTTAAAATGCTGTGCGTCATCTTCACCGCTTATGTGATTAACCGGATTCGCAACGCTTCACAGCATGGCTAACCGTTATCCCTTGTCGGAGAGATCCATCATCAGGCGCTCTGATTAGAAAGCGCCTTGTGATGAAAGCCGTTGTGAAAGTGGCTCTCAGCTGGAGTTAATCGCCATTCTGAGTGAGGGCTACAGATTTCAATCCCTCAATATCGTCCTTGGATAGAGCGAACCATTCTCCGTGCTTTCTCTTTGTGGCAAATTTACGATGAAGCATGTTTTCAGTTTCGCTTCCACCCCGAACGAGGCACTCAAGTGTCAAATTGTCTGGCCCTGCGTTTCCAAGCGCTTTGATGCGTTGTGGAATGTTGGATGAATACCCAATTTTTGTCAGGCCTGTCTTCTTTGAAGACAAAACGTAAACCTGAGGATCTTCTTTCCTCTGGTCTTCCATTACACGACTCATTGTCGCCATAAGGCCGCCGTGCATAAGCAGTTCCACAAAAAATGCTGACCGTACTCCTGCCTGCCGAAGCATGCCAGAAAACTCACTTGCCAATTCCATTAGCTCTGCGATGTTTTCAGGCACTTTTTGGCAGCTATTTTCCGTGTATAAAGAAATCATTCTTTGAAGTTTTTCTTCAAATGGGTTCATTGCGTTCTACCTTTTAGTGAATAAGCCTCGTTGCCCAGATAACCGCCCACAGAGAAGCCGCCGCTTATAACGGTTATCTCCGAGGCTGATTCCTGAAAGGCTCTGTGTGATTTAATGCGCCGGGCATGGCGCGGTTTACTGCGGACATAAAAAAGCCCCGCATAAGCGAGGCTGATAGTGCTCTGTTGCTGTCAGTGATTCTTCTTGTGGGTTGTCACGACTTCCCGCAGATTCTGTCCCACAATTCGTTATGGATGTTGATCGCCCTCACCGTCCTGATATCCATCAGGTCAGCGTCTTTGCCGTGGGTTCGGATTGGACTGAACAGCGTGCAGCTGGAGTCGGTGACGATGTACTCAGTCGTCGGTGTGGTATTTCGAGTTCCGCAGCCGGTCACGAGCAGCGGGATCATCAAGAGAAGCATTTTCCTGCTGAACATCTTTCGCCACCTTAATGTGCGTTGACTCAATATCGGTTCGGGCTTCAGCCTGACGCTTAATACGCTCCGCTTCCGCTACATCGGCTTTAGCCTGCGTTTCGGTCTTTGCGACCTTCTTCCCGCTGAGGTAGGTAGCGATGATGGCTGCAATCAGCGCCACGACACCGCCGATAATAGTTTCAATGCTCATCATGCTTATTCTCCGGTGGTTTCTGTAATGTCATCCGGGAATAAACGCCGATGACCATGACCACGATGGCGGCAATGCGCATCCAGCTGGAGGGGATTTCCGCTTTCCATTCCGGGGGAAGTTCAAACCAGATGGTTGGCAGCATGCCGAGAGCGATGATGGCCTTCGTTGAATGCCAGCGCCACCAGTTGCGCCAGTCGCTTACCAGCTTCATATCAGCCCCTTGTAGATGTCGTAAGTTCCTGTGCGCATTACATCAGCATGACGGCGGGCGCGGGCAGGTGTCTGGCGGGCCCATCGGCTGTTAAGCATTTCGTTTGCAGCACTCAGGAAGTCGCCATTCGAAATAAAAATGAGCGTCTTACGGAAATCTGCCAGACCTTCTGTGCCAAGCTGAAAGGCCATCGACGTGAGAATATCCTCGCGCGCCGGATTGCATTGCTTCAGGGCTGCGGCAATTGCACTGTTTCGCTTCATCTCCGCCTGCTTGCTGGCGACAATCACCTGCTTCCAGACATCGCCTACCGCTCGCGGAACCGTGAAGGTGTAATTTGCCAGGCTGGAACCTTTCGGGCCAATCTTTATGCCACCGGCAACCGTGGGATAGCCGAGCGTGTCGAGATAGGGCGACTCCACATAGCCCTCCTCAAAATTAAGTATCTGGATTATCTGGCTCACTGGATCCTTACCCCCGTCAACCTTTCCCAAAAGTAAGTCAGAGCGACAGAACCCATCGTCCCACTGACACCTGCGGCAAAAAGCATGTAATAAATATCCAGGCCGCCCGCCATGCTGAGAAAGCCACTCAGCAGGCCGCAAAATCCAGAGACAACAATCTGAGCAACCGCTGCTGCCCAACTCCATGAAGCGCGACTTTGCTTTATGTCGATGAGGTAGCGAACGAGTCCGCCCCAGCAAGCGACGCCGAGTAATATCAGCCATGACAACCCGGCAAGGTTAGGGTCTTTGTCAGGCATTCTTTTCATTTCCACCCCCACTCAAGGGGACTCGCTTTTTAGGACTTGATGAAATGGTGAACTGAGCGAGCCCGGTTAAACTTCTCAATGTCACCTGAGAAACCCCCGCGCTATATCCCTTCTTTCAAATCATCAGCTGTGTGAAAAATGCGCCCTCTGCCACAGGTCGCTAAACCGAAGTGTGCAGTGATTGGCAGGGGCGAAAAAAGAAAAGGCCCGCCGAAGCGAGCCTTTGTGAATTTTTTACTAAATTTAATGGTTTAGCATTTTTTGCACAAAGGCAAAAATCATGACTGCTAACTTTCACCCGTCAATCCTTGAAAGTTGACAGAGTGAAACTTGAATCTTTACCCGCTTACTGTTGCTTCCCCTTCGGTACGCGGGATTTTTTTTAGGCGCCTCGACGCAAATCTCGGTAACTGCCCGCCTGGTCAGCCAGGGAGGTTATATGGCGGGAAGGCGTGGAATCGAACTACGATAAGTTGGTTAACAGCCAACCGTAATGACCTTTATACGATCTACCCGGATATTGCAGGCAATAAAAAAGCCCCGCTAGCTGGTGAGGCTACGGGGCGTTTTGACTATCACAAATCGATGGAACTGACTGGATTAAGTTACCGCGTCAAACAACAGCGCGCAACTTCAACTGTTAGAAATCATATCCCCAGTTTCCTGAAAAGTAAATAGCCCACTATAAAATAATGAGCTATTTCCGATTGCGCTATCCGGTTACTTTATTCAGAGCTGAGTTAGCCCACGATTCTTCAATCTCCAGCTTGCCGATTAGTTGGTCATAGAACGGCTTGCCACTCCGATCCCATGTTGCCAGGCTGATGCTGTCAGTTAAAGCGCTGACGGCTCTATATGCTTCTACTGCCGGAATTCGCTCAAATCCTCGCCCACAGCATCGACTGCAATCACCCACTACCGGCACACCTTGCCGCTCAGTCTCCGCTTTCATCACTGCCCTGCCGCGCCCTTTGCAATCACGGCACGCTGATGACACAACACACTTACCTTTGCACTCATGGCAAACCACGCGCTCCACGTCTCGCACCCGATAGCTGGTATTTTCTGGCAGCGATTCATCAAGGCGCTTAATCTCCGTTACCACGCCTGGTCTTTGCGTGCCAAAGCGCGATTTCATGGTAAAGACTTCCGCCTCAATGAAGCCCGTCGCTTTGCAGCATTTGCATGGTTTTTTACTGGAAGCACTCTGGCAATAATCCATGTAGGCATAAGTTGCGAGAGTTTGCATAACGGCTGGTTTAATATCAGTGTCGAGTTTGCGAAAGGCTGGAACCTTATCGCAGGTTTGAAGTGCATAATCAGTTAACAAGGATACGGCGCGTGCGGCGTCGTTCTCACTTACTCCCACCTTTCCCATGAAAGCGCTGTAGCCCAATGGCGCGATACTCAAAGCCATTCCCATAGCCGCAATGTAATCAGTGCCTGTGAGCGTATCTGGTGAAGTCTGTGGTGCTGTCCCGCTGAAGTTCTGCCCCTTCGGAAAATGGTACTTCACTGTCGCTTCAAGCCCCATAACGCGCACCTCTCAATTTCAGTTCAAGTTTGATAAGTCGATAGTTAATTTCCGCCATGCCAGGCATTCGCATCAGCCTTAGCCTGAGCCACTTCTCTCTGAGGCATTCGGTCATGCGAACCACCAATTCATGATGCGCTGGCTCAATGGCAGTCGGCGCTGGGGTTGATACTGAACGCGCTCAATCTTGGCGTTAATTTCATTTAGCCGGGATTCGAGCTGCTTTTTGCTGTGCAGGTACATAGCCAGCCGGTAGTGATCGATTGGTTTCATGCTGCCTCTCTTTGCTTATTCAGTTCACGCACTTTTGCCCGGTACTCATCCCGGATGCGGATGTAGTCTTCACGGCGATAGCGCGTCATTTCGTGGGGGCCATTCAGCCAGTCCACCAACTCCTGACCGAACCTCTCAACCAGGGTGGCTTCATATCTCTGCGCTACGGTTGCCGCCTTTGCACCATGCTTAGCCGACCCGGCATTACAGGATTTGCATTGGCGATAGGCATTGCTTTCAACGAAGCGGAGCTCTGGGAATCCACCTACAGTTTTGAAATGCCCGCAATCCCACTGCCCGCCATGCAAATCAGGCGGATTGGTTTCGCCGCAACTGATGCAGGGCTGGTCATGGTCACGAAGGCGGATGAATTGGTTGAAGGCTTGCTGTGCTTGGGCTTTGAAGTAACTGGCGGGCTTGGTGGCTAACTTGCGAACTTTGATACTATGTCTTTCATGCTGGGCTTCTTCCTTTCGTCGTCGCTCTGCTTCCTGTATCGCTTTTTGCCGATTTTTCTCCCTTTCAGCCATAGCCAGCACCGTTCCGCAATCTGGTGAGCACCATCGTTGATTCTGGAAGGCTGGGTGAAACCATTCGCGGCAGGCTGGGTTCTTACATTTCCTCCTGACTTTCCTCATGGCTCTCTCCGCACATCCGAAAGTTGGGGTCCTGCATCAGGTTTATTTCGCAGCTTGTGCAGCAATAAACCACCGACTCTGGCAGAGCCGCAGAACAGAAAGCGCATGCAGAAGCACACTGCTCTCCATCGCCAGTAGGCGGACTTGATTGGGTTATCTCGCTCATGGTTCTCCCATTCGATATCGCATTCGCACGACTCACACGATATGCCGTAGTGATACTTGTCTTCTGAGGTGAGGATGGTGTGGCAGCGGCAGCAGCGCTCTTTCATCGCGTCTTCCTCAGTCGATTCCATTTCGCCTGTAGCAGCCCGCCAACATAATCGAAGGTGCTGACCTGGCTGGCAGAGGGGGTTATTTTGGGCTTCTTGCGGCGTGATTTGGTGTGGTAGATGGCGTGATTTTCCATTCTTTCCCAAAGCGATTTAGTACGGCGCATGTTGCCCCCTTGCGGCTTTCAGCAGCTCGTTAAGACTTGCCATCTGATGGCTAATGCCAAAGCCGGCCGATGTGTCTTTCATGCGGTACCGACAACCGTGGTAGCGCCCATCAACATGCTCTTTGACGATGTGGTGGCCGCCTGACAGCGTGTTAATGACGTTTTGCACGTTGTGCTTGTTGGTGCGGCACTTCTTGCACACTCTCTCTACCAGCTCAGCCATAAAGTGCCACTGGCCGTCCGCTAACACATCCAGTACTGCTGTTTTGATTTTGCTCATGCTGCACTCCTGTACTCAGTGGTCACGACACCGGGCGCGCCGGTTGTGTACATGGGATTGCGGTCGGGGTTTTCTGGCGTCACTTCCATCAGTCCGTCAAAGCGCTGATACACGCAGTGCGGTTTGCTATGGATGCGCGCAAGCCACGCAGCTTCTTCGACAGGTGCGCCAATATCGGTAAAGGGGGTCATTGGTTCTGCTTGTCCTTTAGTTTCTGGTACTCGGAGTCAGCGGGGATGGTCAGCGCCAGGCCGAACTGCGCGCACCACCTTTCAACCTGATTCAGGAAGAAATGCATCTCACCTGTATCAAGACTGGATGTGTGCCGGGGTTCCCATGTGCTGACCTTCTCGCCGGTAACAAAGTCGGTGTACTCGACCTGCTCACAGCCCAGATAGGTTTTCTTGAGGTTCCGCTTTACCCACTCTGGCGTGGCGTCAGTGCGCCCGGACTTAATCAGGTATTCGCTGATTTCGCCGTACCACATATGGGAGAGGGAGTTCTGATTAAGGCTACGTTTTTCTTTCCACGGCTTGAGGATTAGCCGATAACAGTCGCCGGATTCGAGCAGGGGTTGAAGCTGTTGCCCGATGGCATTGAAGTTTGACCTATGAAGCCGAAGGCCCTCTTTCGGTATCTCCATCGCGTTTGTCTCGCTTTAGTGCGTCGCTAAGTGTTTTGCGAATCATGGCCGGCAGTGACTGGAAATCACCGTACTTCCTCGCCATGCGTGCAAGGTCTAACGTCAGAATGTCCAGTTCGGCGTCTGATATGACGTGCTCAGAGCGTTTTAAGGGGATTACGTTGTTCGTCATCTGATGAAACTCCATGCGAATTTAGCGACTGCTACTGGCGCAAAGCCAATCAGCATCCAGAAAGCAAACACCGATAAAAGACCAGTGAAGAAATCGAACTTGTCAGCGTTGACACCGCGGATGAGTAAAATGATGCAGAAGAAAAATGCCATCACCATCCATGCAGTGCCGATTATCTTTGCGAAAATCATCACTGCTCTCCGCTCTGATTGGTGGCCCGCTCCGGGATGATGCGGTAGGCGCAAACAAGCTTACCGACGCCATCACCCCAATTAAGAAAGCCGCTATGTTCAGTTATCATTTCGCCAGATTCGTAGCGAACCTGAACCACCCGCCCTCTTACAGCTTTAGGGATACTCCGACCACCCCACTCAATCCAGCCTTCACCACGCTCAGCGCTATCCGTTATCACTCCCGCGCTATCCGTTATGACCGGCTGGCTATCCGTTATCATCTCCTGCTGCTCCAGTACAGGGAGTGCAATCTCAAGGGCTTGACGTGATGCCTGCCACGCGCACCACTGACCATCCAACTCCTCATCGGAATAATCATCTCCTTCACGATAAAGATCCCACCCGCCACGCGGAGGATTTCCGTTATGAAATTTATCTTGCCACCATTCCTCAAACCGCTCTCTGCTGCTCATTTTTCCATGCTCCGGTAATAGTCATCGGCAGCTGCGTCTGCTACTGCCTGCAGCTCTGAGTTTTCAATCTGCTCTTCCAGCTCAGTAACGCGCGCTTCTGCAATAACCATTCGCTCGAGCACTTCAAGGAAGCGTGCATGCGCCAGGCTTATAGAGCCCAGCGCCTTCTCATAACGGAGAGCCTTAATCCAGTCAGTTATTTGTTTATCGGTTAGCTTGTTCATTGGGTGCCTCCTCAAACTGCCAGTTGCAGTTGCATGTTGAACCGGTCGCGTTGCTCGCAGTAATGCAGTGAGCCCGGGCTGTTGTGTGACTCGATGCGCTCGACCATAAGGGCCGCCCGCGTTTCCTTCGATGCCGGCGCGTATGCACCAGACCATGCCTTATCGATACCAATGTTTCTGGCTACGTTAGTGCTGTCAGCGCTTGCCAGCGGTAGCTTGGTGAAAATGAGCGGGTTCAGCATTCGTAGCCCGTGGAGCTTGGCAATAGGCTGTCCGTAATCATCTGTGACATGCCGAATCAGGTCTTTCATGCGCGCTACAGCAAGATTCGGGCGCTTAACGTCATATTCTCCGCAACTCCCGATCGCCACCCGCGGATACTCATTACAGAGACGAATAAACCGATCATCGCTTTCGTTCATGTGCCAGACCGGCACACCGTAGAAATCGCCGTGCGGCCACTCATCCAGTAGCGCCTCGTTCTCATCTTCTCCCCCGTCGATTACGTCAGGGATGATTGCGAAGTCAAAGCCTGGATGATTTTTCCAGCGCGCCACGAACTCGTAATAATCGCTCCAGTCAATTTTGTTCCGGCCTGCTGCTTTCCACGCAGTAAACGCGCCATTATCAAGGGCGAATGACTGGCAGAATTCTGAAGCGAGATTTATTTGGCCGGCATGAGCAAAAGAGATGAATGCATGCCGTCCTTTCCATGCCCGAATAGCGCAGGTGTCAGGCGTGATTGGTCCGCCGTGATAGTGGATCATGGTTTTCTCCTTCCTGCTCAGATTCAGCATCGACTATCAGGTCGTGTGCTTCACGCGCCAGCATGTCGATAGCGCTCAGGTGCGCCCGGAACTGCTCAGGCTTCAGGTCGCGCTTCTTAGCCAGGTCGATGATTGCCAGCTGCAGGTTGCGCGCCTGTCGCATCAGCGGCGTGTTAATTACCAGTTGAGTTACCTGTGTCATGCTGCTCTCCCGGTTGATGTCCATTTCCCGGATGCAAACATAAGCGCATAGGTAACGTGAGCCTTTGCACTGCGCATATGCAGGTCTTCCAGCTTACAGAGATCGATAAATACCGGACCTTTGTACTGAGGTCGGTCTGCGCAGAGGTATGCGGCAATTACTTCTGAATCTTCGTAGGTTAAATTCATACGTCAGCCCCTTTGTTGTAGCGGCGTTGCTGTTGTTGGTTTTGCTCAGGACGTGCGCGGCAAAGCTTGGCGGCTGCTTCCTGATCTGTTGGCTGGAAGTGTCCGTTGTTGAAAGCCTGATAGACGGTGCCAAGCTGACCAAAGCGGTTCTTTGTGACGATGATTTCTGCAAAGTTCGCAGCGGGTGACTCTTCGTCATACACGGCTTCGCGGTAGAGCATGATGATGCTATCGGCGTCCTGCTCGATGCTTCCTGAGTCTCGCAGGTCAGCATTGGTTGGTCGGCGCTGGCCCTTAGGTCTCTTCTCAACGTCGCGGGATAGCTGGCTCAGTGACATGACTGGCGTCTTCAGGTCTTTGGCGATGCGCTTCAGGCTGCCGGAGATGTGTGCAATAGCGAGGTCATTACGCTCTGCTTTTGGCTTATCAATCAGGCCAAGGTAATCCACCAGGATGAGTGACAGCGCCGGGTTGTTGCGCTTGTGACGTTCTGCAATGGCGCGGATCTGCTCGACGTTCATCTTGCTGGCATCGACAATCCACACATCCAGGTCTAACAGGCGGCCAAGTCCGTTTGTTACCTTCGCCCAGCCTTCATCGTTCATCTTGGCAGGGTTGCGCAGTGCTGAAACAGGCAAGTTACCGGCTCCGGCTATCTGGCGCTCAACCACCTGATTAGCGTCCATCTCCATGCTGAAAATCAGCACGCCGCGCTTCTGGTTGCTGCCCGGTAACTTCTGCCGGCCAACACCTTCCGCTACGGTGAGTGCAAATTCCGTTTTACCCATGCCGGGACGTGCAGCAACGATGACCAGGTCAACGGAGTTGATGCCGCCGGTGATGTGGTCCAGCTCAGCAATGCCGGTTTTCAGCGTGTCGGACTCTTCTCCCTGCCGCACACGTTTCTCCAGCAGCTCCTGATAACCGTCCAGAACGTCACGGATATGCATCGGCCTGATTTCATCACCAGGGCGGTCGATGTCACTCAATGAAGACATGAACTGGCTAATAGCGTTGAGCGCGATTTCGTGATTACCCGCTGAGGTGATTTCACGCCGGCCGGCATCCATCAGCTCAGTGAATCGGCGCACCTTGTGATAGTCGGACACCACGCGCGCATAGCCTTTCAGATTTGCAGCTGACGGGCATTTGCGCATGGTTTCCATGACATGGACGAAATACTCTTCGCCCATCGCCTCAGCAACCATCATCCCGTCAATCAGACTGCGCTGTTTCGCCTGGCGCTTAATCTCACCAAAGGCGCGGCGGTACAGATCTACGCTAAATGCGCTTTCGTCCAGTGTTGAGATGACGTCGCTGGCATCCGGCGTGTATCCGCCAATCAGCAGCCCGCCAATCACGCTGGCTTCGATGTCGGTATTAATCATGCTGACTCCTTGTGATCTGCAAACTTACCTTCCCTGACGCCGGTGAGCGTTGTTTCACGCAGGAGGAAATCCAGATCTGCTGACCATCCTGTTTCGTTGGAACCGAAGTAAAACGGCTTGGCCTGACAGACGAATGCGCGAACGTATGACCGGAACCCGGCAACGTTAGGGGTTTTGAGTTGAGGTATGAGTTTTTTCAGGCGGCGCTGACGCTGAGTGTTGGCTGATACAGCGTGTGGAAGTTTTTCACCAACCTCCTCGTTGTAGGCAGCCAGGTAAGATTCATAATCAATGCGCTCTGCCCGACGCTTTTCAGGTTTAAGCTGATCACCTTCCCTGCCCCCTTTGGGGGTATGGGGGTTTTTATCTTTTAATTCTTGTTCTAGAACCTTCTTGTTCTGTTCATCGGATGGTCTATCGGGTAGTTCATCGGGTATGGCACTCAAAGCCGCGCCAGTACTGGGTTTGTTGTTATCGGATTGTTTATCGCGAGGTTCATCGGCTGAAATGGCCTGATATTCAGCATAATTTGTGATGGTGATCACCGTGCCGAACCTCGTTCCTTTGGTGGTGATCATCCCTTCTCTGGCGAAGAAATTAATCATCCGGGTTACCGCCTGCGGACTCTTTTCCGTGCCATCATGATCACGTAATTTGCGACCCATAATCGCTGCTGTGGTCACCAGCTCACCCGGCTGAAGATTCCATTCCTTGCCAGCAAACTCCACTGTGCGTGGCCTGTAGGAAGCCTCACCGATAAGCCGAATCCACATTGCCAGTTTGGCTGTATCTTTGGCCCAATCCTTGGACAGAAGGCTCCTGAACAGTGCGAAATGCCCCTGCTTCTGGTTTTCCATCCTTGCGCTCCTGTGTTTGCGAGCTGCGTTGAAATCAAAAAGTTCAGCAGTTGACATAACTGCCCCCTTTACTGTTTACATATCCAGTTAGTCCTGGCATACTTTCCTCCAGTTATTTGTGTTCGCAAATTGCTATCAGGCCGAGAATGAGTTACCGCTCATCTCGGTCTTTTCTTTGGTGAGAATGCTCGCCACCTGCCGGGCCAAATGAGCCATCTCGTCATCCACGACGCCCCACTCCAGCACTGCAAGCAGCATTGAGAACTTTGGAAGCCAGTCGCGTTTCCAGCGGCTTATCTGCGCCTTATCGACACCAACAGCCGCTGCCGTTTTCTCGGTGCCAATCAGAGAAATTTTGTTGAGTAAGGCGCTTTCGATTTTCAGCGCCTCGTTGCGTTTGTTTGCGTGATCCATTTCGTAGAATTCCTTTGTTGAATAAGTAATTGCGCGACGGCCAAAGGCTGTCACGTACGAATCATTTGTTTTGATTACTGCCCTTTTTCAGGGCGGGAATGTTTAAGAGCGGGGTATTGCTTAGGCGGCTTTATTGCTGCCTTTGTTGCCGTATAGAAGCCAGAGCGGATCACACTTGAGCGCCAAGGCCAGTTCAAACAGGAAGCGTGGACGTTGGGTCGTACCATCTTCAATTCGCTGTAAAGATTGCTGCTTCATCCCAGCTTTTTCAGCCAATTGCGCCTGAGTCATATTCAACTCCATGCGTTTCTGTTTGAGGCGTTGAGAAATTGTATCCATTAACTCACCTCCACAGTTTTATCTGTATTCTCTAACAGTTATATCTGTTTGTCAAATACAGCTTTAACTGTGAAGCTAATAGGTAAATGGAGAGGAACCTATGAGCCTTGCAGACCGGGTCAAACAAAGAAGATTAGAGCTGCGCTTAACTCAGACAGAGGTCGCAGAAAAAGCAGGGATTACTCAACAGTCCTGGGCTAGTATTGAGGATGGAAAGACACTCAAGCCTCGTAATATTGTTGGTATGGCTGATGCGCTGCAATGTGATCCGGCATGGCTTATGAATGGCGGGACTCTTGTACCAGTAAGCGAGGTGAATACAAGGAGGATTCCCTTGATAAATTACGTTCAGGCTGGCGCATTGGCGACTAAGCCTCCAATAGAGGCTATGGATGGCAGCTATGAGTATGTGCTTACAGATATGGATTGGTCACAGTACACATTCGCTTTGAAGATCGTAGGCGACTCTATGGAGCCTGATTTTAAGGCTGGTGATGTGATTGTGGTAGATCCAGAGATAGAGCCAGCTCCTGGCGAGTTTGTTGTGGCAAAGAACGGCGAACATGAGGCCACTTTTAAAAAGTATCGCCCCACAGTCTATGGTCAGGACGGTAAGCAACACTTTGAACTGGTGCCCCTGAATGACGATTACCCCATCATGAATAGCGCCGAGAGAGAGATCAAAATCATTGGAACAATGGTAGAGCATCGTATCTATCGACGAAAACGATAACCCTAACCCTCCAGAAAGCCGCCGAAAGGCGGTTTTTTTTCGCCTCTACAAATTTATTTTCCTTCAAATACAGTTTGATGGGATGAATACAACAATAAATACAGTTTTGCCTGTTGACGCTAATACAGTTTTACCTGTATCTTTATTCCATCAGCACGACGCTGAGGCAGTAAAGGGAAACGGAACTGATTCCCTCGCTCATTAAAATCAGGCGCTGAAAAAGCGCAAACATTCAAAGCAGCAAGCTTTGGGGTGGTGTGAATTGCAGCGTGAAAAAGCGCAACTGCGAAGATCGGCATCGCAGCACGTCACCGCCAAAGCTAACTGACAGGAGGATGTATGACTAATGCACAAGAACGCCGCCGTGAACAACGCGCAGCAAAGCAAAAAGAGTGGAAGGCAGCTAATCCCCTGCTGGTTGGCGTGAAAGCTAAACCTGATTGCCGACCTGTTCTCACGCTGAATCGCAAAGCAGTTGATCGTGTGGTTAAGGCAGTCGATACCGAAACCGAATATCACAAACAGATTCTGGCTGGCGCGGCGAAGTACATCGGCGGAGATATTCAGGGCTCTATCTGCCTTCCCGATGTTGCGATATATAGCGCTGGCTATCGCAAGGTGGTTGGCGCAGTCACGGCGAGGTAAATATGGAGTTGATTGTCAACATTGACGCTGGCTTTGCTCTTAATACGAAAGCCATAGCGGCACTTGTAAGAAATCGAGATAACCCCGAACACACCGATATCATTTTGGTTTCTGGGAACAAATTCATCGCAATCCACCCACTGTCATTTATGGTCGAGTGCCTCAGCAAAGAAAATCATGAAGAGCAGCAATAGCCCTTCTCTGCGTGACAGGCATGAGAGCACAGCAATGTGCTTACCAGAAATCGCGATTTATAACGCAGGCTACCGAACTGTCCGGAAAGGCGCGGTGCATATCACTAAGTGAGGAGTTATGAAGCTCAACTTAAAATACTTACCTGTCCGGCCAGGCGTTGAGTACGTGGTTCTTGATCATGAGAATCACTATTCAGGAACTGTTTGGCGCGCTAATGGAGACGAAGCGGAATTTGCTGGTTACAGATACAACATTGTTTGGGCGCTGTGTGGGCCATTCGCATGTACGAATGAACCAGCAAAAGACCATGACGATTTGTGCCAGAAAATAGATGCGATGTCCGAGCGGCATTACGGTGGCTATCGCAACTCAAAAGAAATCGTAACGGCGAGGTAGTTATGGCGGGTGAAATGAAGGCGTCCATACGGATAGACGCCAGTGATTTAATTGAACAGGTTAAGGGTCTGGTTGATTTATTTAAGCTTGAAGCCGGTTCCCTTGAAAGCATCCCTGAACAAAGCATCGATTTGCTGTTTAGCCACGTCAGCACCCTGCTGGACAACGTCGTCGCGAGTGATTTCACGACCACAATCGGCGCAGGAGACGTCAGTGAAATTACTGTCAAAGTCAAAATCATCGGGCCGCTTGATGAGCTCGCTGCCGCAATCCGGGCAGGCGACCTTCAAAGTTTTACTCTCCAGCATAATTAGTTCCTTTCTTTACTGTTGGGGAGTTCAGATTTTATACAGATTTCTGCTGTTGGGGAATAGCAGGAACCACCTCGCCTGATGTGGATAAAAGCAGGCATATATTAATGAACAGGCTGCCTGATGGCGGCCTTTTTTATTGCCGGTGATAAGCCGCAGGAGGGGTAGATGAAAATGTATCAGGTATGCATAGAGGCACCTGGCCTTAACGAAACCGAGACATTCGAGGCAGCAACGCCAGAAGAGGCTGAGGAGATTGGTAAACAAATCTTCTTTGACACATGCAATTACGGAATCTCGGAAGTAGAAACTGACGACGACTAGCCGCCACTGAGCAGCTTTTTCATATCTGTAGGCTCCATGATAAGCACTGGAAATTACATATTCGGGTGGCTGGTTATTGGTGTGTTGATGGGGCTGGGGTTTATAGCGGGAGGTTGAAGATGAGTGAGTTTAAGGGGACGCCCGGGCCGTGGTTCTGGGAAAGCGATGTTCTATGCAATGTAGATTTCATTGTTGGCGGAAAGCATCACCAATTCAACCATAGAAATAGGGATTTGATAGCCGCAGCGCCTGAGCTGCTTGAGGCGCTTCAGGATGCAGAAAAGGCATTATTTGCAGCGCTAGATAATGCCTTTGGTGAAGAGATGGCTAATGGCAATCGAGAACTAATTCAGGCGCGTGCAGCCATTGCCAAGGCATTGGGCCAGTAACCACTGAACAGGAGAGATGAGATGAAAAAGGGGCTTTCGCCCCCATGTCGACTACTCAGCATCTTTTTTAACGATGCTTAACCAGTTGTCTTTATCTTTACAGTCATCTTCAACCCTGATTAGGCGTCTATAACCATTTTCGACATCGTTGGCATAAGCGAAGAGAAAGCAAAGTTCCTTATTTTCGCCTTCGCTTCTGTTCTTCCATTTCGTATCAACTTTATAAGCATTATATGGAAGTGAGTTGCCTTTAAAATTTGTTTTTCCGCTCCAGATATTTTCCACAGCAATATTTTTTAACTCATAACCAAAAGATTCATGAGCAACTCTTATTGCGCCAAGGCTTATAATCGGGTCCCGATCATCAGTAAGCTCATGCTTTATAAAAACCTTTGTTTCATCCACATACAAATCACCTTGCCATACACTTTTTGCACAATAGTATGCAAGGTAACCAGGCCAAACAGTAAGTACGCCCCAAAATAAAACCATTAATTTTTTGTTTTTATCTTCTGATTTAAATTTACCCCATGCAAACAATGCAATAAACAGAAAGATAAAAAAACCAACAACGTTATATAAGTAAAAGCTCATTTATTCACTCCATGTATTTAATCCCCCCAGTTATCGGCAGCATATAACAATACTTTAATCAATAACTTAGGAATCCCACGATGAATCTTGCAATCGCGGGCGGCGCCATCGTGGGCGTCTGCCAGCTAAATAACGAACCAAAGCGCAACCCACTCATTGACCTGCTTATCCGCATTGCCAAAACACTCTGTGAAAAAGGTAACCCACTATGAAATCACGCTACTTCATGAAAGCCCAGGAGCTTTCAAGAGAAGCCCATCTGTTTGGTGACCGTGCCAAGTGGGCGATGGCGATGCAGTTACTGCGGAGGGCTTTGCAATGAGACTGAACAGAACAGCCCGGCATGAGGTGCAGGATATCGCCGATAACCTGCCGGAGAGCGAACTTGAGTTCATCGCAGCTGAAGTTGATGCACGAATGAACCAGCACAAGACAAACCCGTTAATGCCTGCCCTGTGCGCCTTCCTGACGCGGCATTACGACTACCCAGCCATAGAGATGTTCGACGAAGACGACGAGCAGCACGAAGCGGCTGAGGCGTTTTTACGTGATGCAATGATTAAGGCTGCGCGTCGTGACGTGGCGATCGGGATTTACCGCAACAAGCATGGAAATCAGGAGGCGGCGTAATGCAGTCGGGCATCTATTACGACATCAGCAACGAGGATTATCACCGCGGTGCTGGCATCAGCAAATCGCAGCTGGACGACATTGCTATCAACCCGGCCATCTTCCAGTGGCGCAAAGAAGCGCCGGAAGACGATGAGAGGAAGGCGGCGCTGGACATGGGAACGGCGCTGCACTGCCTCCTGCTGGAGCCTGAAGAGTTCGATAAGCGGTTCATCATTGCTCCGGCATTCAACCGGCGAACCAATGAAGGCAAGGCCGATGAGCAGCGGTTCCTTAAAGACTGCGAAAGCACTGGAATGACGGTCATGGATGCCGAGCAGGGCCGGAAACTGCAACTGATGCGTGCCAGCGCCCTCGCCCATCCGGCGGCACGCTGGCTGCTTGAAGCTGAAGGTCATCAGGAAGCGTCAATCTACTGGAATGACGATCAGACAGGCGAACTTTGCCGTATCCGTCCGGACAAGTTCCTGTCGGGCCAGCCCGTTATTGTCGACGTGAAGAAAGTAGCTGATATGTCGCGCTTCGCCCGGCACGTTGAAGAGTTCCGATATCACGTTCAGGACGCTTATTACCGAGAAGGATTCAGTAAACACTTCGGTGAATATCCACTTTTCGTTTTCATCGCAGTCAGCGAGGCGATCGACTGCGGCCGATACCCGGTGCGCACCTTCCAGTTGCAGGAGGACGATGTTTCCGTGGGCTACGACCTGTTCCGCCGCAACCTTGATACCTATCACGAATGTATGCTGTCCGGTAACTGGGGCGGCATCGAAGAAATTACACGCCCGGACTGGGCCAAGAGAAAGGATTACGCATGAGTAACGAAATCATCACCGCGCCGGTCAATGAGGCCGATACCAAAGCGGCCATCTTCAGCCCGAGCGGATTGCAGAAGCTGCAGGCTTTTGCGGAAGTCATGGCACAGGGCAAGGCAACTGTTCCTGCTCACCTGTCCGGAAAGCCCGCTGACTGTCTGGCGATCGCATTACAGGCCGCTCAGTGGGGCATGAATCCTTACGCTGTGGCACAGAAAACTCATCTGGTAAACGGAACGCTGGGTTATGAGGCTCAGCTGGTTAACGCGGTAATTACCAGCTCTACAGCCGTACAGGGTCGCTTCAAGTACGAATACGGCGGCGACTGGGAGAAGTTCAAGCCGGGCGCAGCCAATGCATCGAATGAGCGCGGCCTGTCCGTTCGTGTCGGCGCAGTGCTGAAAGGTGAAACGGAAATCACGTGGGGTGAGCCGCTTTATATGGAATACGTCACCACGCGCAATTCCCCACTCTGGAAGACAGCTCCCAAACAGCAGCTGGCATACCTGGCTGTTAAGTACTGGGCGCGCCTGTACTGCCCTGACGTGATTCTCGGCGTTTACACGCCGGACGAGTTTGAGCCGGCGCAGCGCTCAGAACGTGATGTGACACCAGCACGCAGCCGTGCTGACCTGAACAACCTGATTAACAGCAAGCCTGAAACGCAGCAGCCAGAGCGAGAAATTAACCCGGCGACGAATACCAGTGCGGCAGCGCGCACGCCGGATGAGCTGCTTGCCGATTTCACCGAAGCGTCTGCCAATGCCGATTCCGTTTCAAGCCTCGATCGCTTCTACAAGTACGCAGCACGCATGCTGGCAAGCGAGGCTGAAACGCTCGAAAAGGCGACCAATGTTTACCTTCTCCGTAAGGCAGAAATTGAAGAGGCACTCAGCAAATAACAGGAGACAACATGGAATCACCTGAATACCGGCGTCGCGGCAATCAGTTAACTCTTGGCCGCCGCTGGTCACCCGATGAGATAGGTCTTCTGAAAGAACTCGCAGCAACCATCCCACCCAAACTTATAGCCCGACAGCTCAACCGCTCATACGAATCCGTTCGCCAGCGAGCCAGTCGCAGCCGGATACGTTTTCTGGAAGAGCGCAGCAAAGCCAACGATGGCACTAAGCCAAATTTATGACACAAATATACTGTACATATAAACAGTATTTAGCTTTCAAATTTCTTTGCTAAAGCGTAATGTGGCTATGTAAGGCAAGAACATAACCTACTGACGGTAAATGATTTTAATTGCTATGGGCCAGTAGAAATCAATTTAGTAATTTCACCGAAAAGGAATCAACTATGGCTGACACAACTCAATTAGCACAACAGGCTATCGATAGCGTAAACCAGCTGAAGGAACTGGCTGATCAGGCGGGACAAAACCAGGCGGCGTATGAAGAGCTGTATGAGGAAAATACACGCCTGAATTCCGAGGTAGATTCACTGAAAGAAAATCTTTCGGACCTGAGTGAGGTTTTCCACCAGAAAGTCATCGAAGAAGACGATTACCTCAGTTATGCGGAGGACATGCTGAAAGATATCAGCAACATGATCGACAATGGTGAGCTTAGCCCTCTTTCGATTGAAAAAGCAGAAACGCTACGCTTAACCCTGCAGGTTGTTGCATCCATCCGAACCAGCAATCAAAATAACGACCCCCGCCGTCCGGGCGATTCGCCTAAGCGGACGCTGCGTCAGGTTGCCGGTTACGATGACTGATCTGATTAAAACCTTTAAGCCGCCTACGGGCGGTTTTTTGTTGCCTGCTACCTAACTATTTTCGCCGCGGCATTGAGCCTGACGGCGGCATAAGGGGTAAGAGAATGAGCAATCCATTAACGATTGGCGTCAGCCCACTTACGAACACCATCTTCGCCGGCCGCAGCAAAGCAGTCAGGGGGATGGCACCGGATGCGCATCAGTTTATTGGCCCCAAGGAAGATGTAACCGGTCAGGTGTTTTACGCCGCTGCTATGCATCTAATGAACAGCGATGACATAAAAGTTTTTAATCTGCCAGACGGAACAGAGTTGCACCTGAGCGCTGATATCAAGGAGGCGAAATGATTAGCGATGAGAGGCTGGAGTACATCCTGACAACTGGGAATACCCGAGGAAAAGATGCTCAGGAAATGGCTCGCGAGCTTCTGGCGCTACGGAAGGCATTCAGTGAGCCAGCTGGTGCTATCCCTGCTGACGACATCCAGTGGCTTGAGCGGGGCGGTAAAGCAGAAATAAGCATTCACTGGATAAATTCTGAGGGTTGTTTGAAGCTCTACCGCCAGCCAGACCTGACCAATTAGTCCCTCCGCGATATACTCCATTCAGGAGGAATCGCCATGTCACGTAAATATACAGATTTACTTTTTATTTTAGCATTGACGCTGTTGCCAGTTTCTTTTGCGTACTCGTTTGTCATCCACGACACTAAAAATAATTTGGATTGCGAATTCTCAGTGAATGAATATGGGTTTGCTCAGACGGAAGAAGCCGCTCCAAAGGGCTCAGGCCTATGCTGGAGAAAGGAAATCGTGGACAAAGCAGACCAATATGTTAAGGAAAACAAATTGCGATATGCAAAGCCTAAATCCAGCTTTGACATTGCTGTAGATATGGCAAGCGCCTGTAATTTTGGTGGCGAAGGTTCAGCTTCAGGAAGTCATCTTGAGTCCGCAAAAAAATATCTGGAAGTAGTATCAAAATACTCTGGAAATTCTGACGCTATAACAAAGCTCAGGCGAGCCTACGACTATGGCAGGCTCAACGCCAAGTCACCCCGTGATTGCACAAATTACGTAATGGGAAGATAGAAAATTCATCACCTAACATACCTCGCCACGGCGGGGTTTTTTATTGCCCAAAGGAAACCAAAATGCATATCGAAATCGGTGATAAATACACAGTCGAAGGCGGTGCTAACGACTTCATCCTGTACGTGAAGAACGTCGTTAAGCATGGCAAAACCGCCGGTCAGGAAACTAATCAACGCCTCGGGTATTACTCGAAATTAGAGCATCTAATTCGCGCGCTGATTAACCATGAAATCCGCACCGGCGAAGCGAAGACGCTGCAGGAAATGCAGGACCAGATTACTTACATCTCCATCTGGTGTGAGAAGGCGTTTGCGGAGGTGGCAGCATGAATTTTCCAGACCCGATAGATGAAGCCGCAGAACGCGAGCAGCAGCTGATAGAGGTGGCGCTGGAGAACAGGCCGGCACCGAGTATGCAGTTTACCGGCACTTGTCAGAATGGTGATTGCGGCGAGAAAGTCGATAAAGGCTTCTTCTGTTGCAGTGAATGCAGGGAAGACTATGAGCGCATCGAGCGCGCTAAGCAGCATCGTAAGGTTGCGTGAGTAGGGCCGAGGGCTTAACTATGAAACTAGATGCCGAGTGCATTCTTTGGAAAAAGTATATCGACAAGAAAGGATATGGAGGCATGAGATTCCAGGGGAAAACGCGCCTTGCTCACAGGGTAGCTTATTGCCTGCACCATGCGATTGACATTGATGACATAGATGGAATTTGTGTAAGGCATAAATGTGATACGCCCGCCTGTGTTAATCCACTTCACCTTGAGTTGGGTACGCATCAGGAAAACATGAAGGATATGGTTGATCGAGATCGCTCTACAAGAGGAGAGAAATCAGCACACGCAAAACTCACTAAGGATCAGGTTGAGGAGATTAGGCGTAGATATGTTCCGCGCTCAAAGCACGCGAATATGTTCGTCTTAGCTGACGCGTATGGAATTTGCCAAGCTGAAGTTTCCCAGATCGTAAATCACAAGCGATGGAAGTAATCCAAACACGCCCGAACAATCACATCCCTGCCGCCAGATACTTTCCCCGCTAAGCGGTGGCTGAGTTATTACGTGCGTCAGGTGGATAAGGAGTTACGCCAATGACACAAGATGAAGTTAAGCAACTGACCGACGATGAGTTATGTTGCCTTTCGCGCACTGCAGCCAGTTACTGGGCCACGTCGCCGCTGGAGAAAATAGACCTCTCAACTATTGCCGGCAAGAGCTGGAATCCCATCAGGTCAACTGAGCAGGCGATGCACCTTGCTTCCCTGATGAACATGAATATCTGCTTTGGCGATCGCGTTGTTCTGGTCAGTGAGCCAGCAGGGGCGCAATCCCGCACTGTCGAATATCAGTTGAATCGCCGAATGGAGGCCATGCGCCGGGCCATCACACTGCTCGCCGCCGACTCAACTCAGTACATCTAATTCCACCCACCCTATTCACTATCGCGCTCTGCGTGAGGAGTTGTTATGTCTGAATATAAGTGCTGCCGCTGCAAATCAGAGCTTGATGGTTACAGCGCATATGAGTATCGAGGTTTTGTTGCATGCGAAACGCATTTCGATGAGGTGATTAAGCTTGTCGATGCCAAGCGTGCCGATCTGATTGATCGTGAAGCATCAAGACTTAAGCCGATTGTAGGGCTGGATATTCATCCTGATTCACCCGTCGGCCAGGTGAACCGGCGCATTCTTGGTGGTGTAATTGAGGCTGTGACGAAGGAGCATCCCATCGAGGCGGAGTACCGCAAAGGCATTCTTTGACCACCACCTGCGACGACATCACCCCGGGCGAGCTCTTAACTGACCTCGCCCTTTTCATTTTGCTAATCGTCGCATTTATCCGCGGTAAGCCGCCAAAGGAGTAGATATGGAATTACGTGACGATTCCCTTGTTGACATGAAATTCATGGTGAGTGATTCTGGTTTCACCGATCGGTACTTCTATAAGCAAATCCAGAAAGGCAATTTGCCTCCGCCGAAAAAATACGGCCGCTCATCTCGCTGGGAATACAAAGATTACAAATGCTGGAAACAGTCCTGCGGTCAGCCGATGAAGTCCGCCGCGTGA